ACAAATATCCCTCCGAAAGAGTTTAAAAGTCCTTTTATTAAACCAGAAAGAATTGCTTAATGACTAAAAAAGACCCAAAGGACCGAATAGTGCCTGCATTAGATGTCGCAGTTGAGTACGGCCTTGCCAACGGCTCTCTTACTAAGTATGACCTTGCTGGTATTGCTATCGCTTACTCACTTGCAGGTATTTTAGATAATGCAGAACTCAAACCAGATCAAGTGGCTAAACTAGCTGGTGAACTTCAAAGAACTTTAGACAAGTATGGATTAAGCCTATTTGGTAGAGGCGAAAAGCCCGAGATACCCGAGGAGGTAAACCCACTTGACAGATTACGCGCTGTTAGGGATACCGACCCCAAGAATACAAACAAAGCCAGTTGAGGCCCCAAGCCTAGGTATTGAAGTTGCCGAATTTGCTAAAGCTATTGACATGCCGTTACTTGATTGGCAAAGGTATGTAATTGATGAAGCCTCAAAAGTTAAAGATGATAAATTTATACATAAGACAGCGCTGTTTATTGTGTCAAGGCAGAACGGCAAGACTCACCTGTTACGTATGCGGATACTTGCTGGCCTTTTTCTATGGGACCAAAAGTTACAGATTGCAACGGCGCAGAATCGTGATGTCGCGCTTGAAACGTTTCGACAAGTAGTCGAGGTAGTAGATAATTACGATTGGCTAAGAAAGAAAGTAAGAGCTGTAACTCGTAGTAATGGGCGTGAGGAAATACTTTTAAAAAATGGCTCTAGGTATAAGATTATCGCCCCAAGTGCTGGTGGTGCTCGAGGTTTATCAGCTGACACAGTTTACTTAGACGAGGCTAGACAGCATAAGACAACTGAGGCTTTTGCAGCTCTTGCCTACACTATGCAAGCCCGACCTAATCCACAATTATGGGTAACAAGTAACGCAGGTGATATTCACAGCGTAGTTTTAAATTCTTTACGCGAAAGAGCATTACATAAAATAGATAAAGATACTGACGACGATATAATGTATATGGAGTGGTCAGCACACAAAGATAGACGTTTAGGTGATGTTGAAGGCTGGCGTGAAGCTAACCCAGCACTAGGCCAGACAATACAATTAGAGACTTTAAAGGCACGTATGAGTGACCCACCCGAAATAATCCAGACAGAAATGTTATGTCAATGGGTAACTACCATGAACAGCGCCTTTCCTACTGGATCATGGAACCAAGGCGCACAGCCAACATTAGAGCTTAAAAATGATCGCCCTACTTGGTTAGGTTTAGAGATATCACCCGAAAGAGATTATTGGGCTTTATGTGGTTCTCAAGTCATGGACGATAAATCTATAGCAGTTGGCTTAATGGAATATGTAGAGTCAGAGACACCAATAGATGATTTAGCAATAGCCTCACGCGTAGCAGATTGGGCAAAAAAATACAATAGCGAGACTGTTATAGCCAATAGGTTTACAGGTGACTCAGTAGTAGCCAAGTTAAGACAAGCTGGAATAAAAGCCGAAGTAATTCAAGGCGCTAAATACTACCAAGCGTGCGACGAGTCTTTAGGAGCTATGAGTGGTGGCAGACTAATACATGCTAACCAACCAGAATTGACTAACGCAGTAAACAGCTGCACGAAACGTACAAATGACTCAGGCGCTTGGTACATTATGCGACGCAAAGCCTCTACAGCTGCCATAGCCATGGTATTAGCAATTAGTAAGGCAACTGAGTACGGGAACAGGTCAGATACCGATATAGTCGTCGCTTGACAATTTGACAGAAACAAGAAAGAATAGCAGAGTGGGATTCTTATTTAACTTTATAGACGAAAAGCCTGTAGCCAATAAAGTAGACGCTGCGGTAGCTCCCTACAATCTTTCAGGACAGACCAACCCTTATTTTTTTCCTACCACTGGTTCACCTTTAATAACTCGACAGCAAGCCATGCAGGTACCAGCTGTAGCAAGAGCTAGACAAATTATTTGTGCAAGTATTGGAACGCTACCGCTTGAAGTAAGACGAGAGTCAAATAATAGTAAAGTTACTACGCCACCTTTTATTAGACAACCAGACCCACGTATGCCTGCAAGCGTGGTATATACCTATTTAGCAGAGGAATTATTATTCTACGGCGAGGCTTATTTAAGAATTTTAGAATTAGATACAGCTGGACGGCCTTTGAGTGCTGAGTGGATAAGTAAGACAAGAATTACTAAAAAACTTGACGCTCGCAATTACACAGTTTTACATTATGAACTAGATGGATTGAAAGTGCCTGATACTGGATTAGGATCACTTATTCCTTTTACTGGATTAGATGAGGGCGTACTTAATCGAGCAGGAACTACAATTTTAGCGGCATTAGCTTTAGAGCGCGCAGTCAAGCGTTATGCAGATGAACCAGTACCACACGTTATTCTCAAGTCAAACATGCCACTACCTAAAGAGCGTGTAACCGCTTTACTAGACGCTTGGAAGTCTGCAAGACAACAAAGAAGCACAGCGTTTATTAACGATACAATAGATTTTGAAAAGATTGGTTTCAACCCTGCTGAACTAACTTTAAACGAAGCAAGGCAATACATGGCAACAGAGATTGCCCGACTAATGAATATTCCTGAGTGGTATGTAGCTGGTAATTCCTCTGGCTCCATGACCTATTCAAACGTTACGACAGAGCGCAGAGCGCTAGTAGATTTTTCTCTACGTCCAATTATGACAGCAATAGAGCAACGCCTAAGTGATATTGATATTACACCTAGAGGCAGTTTTGTCAGATTTGATTTAGATGACTTTTACAGAGGTAACCCACTAGAGCGTGCAGATATTTACACAAAGCTAGTACCACTTGGGATTTTAACTATTGAGGAAGCGAGAATGATGGAGGACTTAGTAGATAATGGAAATTAAATTTAGTACAGATATTTTAAGCGCTAATACGTCAAGGCGTGAAATGAAAGGCTTAATAGTTCCCTTTGGCGAGGCAGGCCATACTAATATGGGTGATGTCGTATTTACTAGAGGTTCAATAACCATACCTGAGAAGATTAAACTATTCGTAGAGCATGACATGACTAGACCGATAGGCCGTTTAGTATCTAGCGAGGAAACCGAAACAGGTATTTTAGGTACTTTCAAAATCGGACGCACTAACGCAGGTGACGACGCTTTAGCCGAAGCTCAAGAAGGTTTAAGAGATGGCTTCAGTATCGGAGCCAGTATTGACGACTACAAAATAGACAATGAACAAGTTTTAGTAAGTGCTGCGACTTTAAGAGAAGTTTCACACGTAACTAACCCTGCCTTTAAGGCAGCCCAAATAACCGAGGTCGCTGCAAGCGAACCCGAACAACCACAAGAAAGTGAGGAAGTTGTGTCAGAACAACAAACTCCAGAAGTTGAGGAAGTAGTAGAAGCTGCTGCCGAAGCTCCAAAGGTAGAAGCGACAGAGCGTCGTATGCCTGTAATTCACACTACCCCACGTATTGAACTAACTGCTGCAAAGTATTTAGAAAATACAATCCGCGCAAACGTTTTAGGTGACGAGGAAGCACGCAACTATGTACGTGCAGCTGATGACACCACCACCAACAACGCTGGACTAAATCCAACCCCACAGCTAACTGAAATTATCAACCCATTAGCAAACGCAGACCGCCCAGCGATTGACGCAATCTCTCGTGGAACTTTGCCACCTTCAGGTATGACTTTTGAAATTCCTAAGCTAAGCGCTGTTCCAACTGTTGCAGTTACCGCCGAGGAAGGAACACCTAGCGAGACTGGTATGACAAACTCATACCTAAGCGTTAGTGTGCAAGCGTTTAAGGGACAACAGACTTTTTCTGTAGAACTCTTAGACCGCTCAGCTCCTAGCTTCTTTGAGGAACTCAATAGACAAATGAGCTTTGCACTAGCCAAAGCACAAGACGCTTATGTAGTAACTCAACTAGGCGCAGGTGCAACCGATGGCGGAAATCGCACCATGTCAGCTGCAAATCTACAAGATTTCGTAGCAGACGCTGCAGCCTCTATCTACACCAACTCACTAGGCTTTGCTCAAGCTCTTATCGTTTCGCCTGAACAATGGGCAGCAATCATGGGCTTAATTGATGGATCAAATCGTCCTGTATACGTTGCTTCACAGCCAAGCAACGCTGCGGGTGCATTGGCTCCAACTCGTGCACGCGGACAAGTTTTAGGACTTGACCTATATGTAGACCGCAACATATCTGGTACTGGCGACTCAAGTATTTTCGCTGTAAACCCAGAGTCCTACACTTGGTACGAAGGTTCCTCAACCACTTTACGCACTGATGTAATTGGTTCAGGTCAAATCGAAGTAGCTCTAGTAAACTACGGCGCATGTGCTCGTAAAGTAAATGCTGGTGCTTACATGTGGATGGTTGCATAACTACTCAAACGCCGACTAGGTGGGTCGCCCCTTACCTACCTAGTCTTTAAAAGAAAGGACACGCTTAAATGCCAGAATTAGTCACAGCTTCACAGCTACGAAGTGTTTTAGGCGTGTCCGTTTCTTTGTATTCTGACGCTGCATTAGAGGAATACATAGACGCAGCTGAGGACGCAATAGGCGATTTCTTAACGCAACACTCAGTAGCAATAGTGGCACATAAACTACAAGACGACGTAGCTTATATTTACACAGATAGACCCCACTTATTTTATGTAGGTCAAACAATTACAATTGCCGACCAACACGGGCACGGCTGGAACGGTAACCAAGACGTAACGACTATTCCAGACTCAAAAACTTTTACCTTTGCTTATGTAGGTGCAGACGAAGTTAAGCATGACGTAATACCAAACGGCAAAGCAACAGCTCAAGGAACAGGTTTAGATTATTACGACGGCGTACAAGCTGTTGAGAAAGCCGTAATTGCTTTAGCGGTTGAGATATTTCAAGCCATCTTAACAACTGGGGGAACTGGTCAAGCATTAGATTTTACACCTAGCCCATACAGACTAGGCAGGACTTTACTTTACAAAGTTACAGGCATGATTAGCAAGTACATGGACGAGCGAGGCATGGTCGGCTGATGTCACTAGCTACCTTACGCTCAACACTAAAGAACGCTATTGCCTCTAACAGCAATTACAGCGTTTACGATCATGTACCCGAAGTAATAATTCCACCATGCGTAGTCTTAGTAGCAGGTGACCCTTATTTAGAGCCTTTGGTAATTGGCAATAATAAAGGCTACAGCGTTAGATTTAAAATCGAAATCATAGGCCAAACGTTTAGCGCTCCTAGTGCTTTAGAAAACTTGGAAAATGATTTAAACACAGTTTTAGGATTAATACCAGTTAAATGGTCGGTGACTGGCGTAACAAGTCCTAGATTAAGACCAACGAACTCAACCGATTTATATTCGGTAGAAATAGATATACAATCAACTTATAGCGCAAGCTAGAAAGGTAATAAAATGGCAACCACAATATTAACAGGTCGCGAACTAGTCTTAACTATTGAAGCCGTAGACTATTCAGACCAAATCCTAAGCGCTGTTCTAACTATCGAAACCGAAAGACTTACTTTTGATACAGTTTCAGGCAGAGCTTACAAAGTAATCGACAAGAACGCCACGCTAGACATTGAATTTTTGGCAGACTGGTCAGACGGTTCAGGA